TCCAAATTCCTCCATCATTGTATACATTAATTCTGTGCCTCGTTCCCTGTCTTCATCCAATGAAGGGATTAAGGTTAATATGCCACCATCTTCTTTCGCCAGTTCATAAGAACCAGCTCCTCTAACCGCTTGGCCTGTCATCACAAACTCACCATCAGACAGCATGGCTGGTATGTCATCACTGGTTTCAGTACCCATTCCATTGATGTTGCCATTCATTCTTTCAAAGTCTGTTAAAGCCACATCACCACCATTGGCATAAGCCATGACAGCACCACCATATCTCGCTGGTACTGGTATGGGTTCTTCTAGGGGTCTTCCACCACTCAGTTCTGGGAGAGTGCCTTCTGGCAATAAACCGAACTCTATAGGGTCAGGTGGGGGTAATCCCATTCTACGATTAACTTCTGCTTCTATATTAAATCTTCCAGTGGGTCCCATAGCTGTCATAGGAGTAATAGGCACACCACGCATTCCTTTAGTCTCTTCATAAGCTAATTTGCCTAGTTGACCAGCCAATGCTCCAGCACCAGCTAAACCAAGTAAACTGCCTATTCCACCACCATCAGTACCTAAACCACTCAAACCTAATGCTCCAGCTATTTTAGGTAAAATTGTGCCACCAAAAGGACCCCTAGCAGCTTGAGCTACATTTTGAGCTACAGGTGCGAACTGACTGGCTGCCTGTTGCACTAATTGTCCAGTGCTTGAATCGACTAAACCAGCATCAGCCATTTGTTGTGTTGTAAAGAGATTCCCAGCTGCATCTTTGAATCCTCCAGCAACATTTTGTGGTGCATAACCAGATGCCTGTAAATCACTCATAATGTCTGCATCAGACCATCCTTCGGATCTCAGTCTTTCCACTCTAGTTGCAGCACCGGGCACTGAATTAGCTATATCATCAACAGTTTGACCGGGTAGTGCTGTTAAACCACCAGCTAAACCTTCTGTGCCAAATATATTGCCTTGCAATCCTTTGGTCATTTTCTGACCCCAAGAGCCAGAGCGTGATAGTAATTCACTGGGGTCAGTAGCTCCAAAAGGTAAGCCTTCACCAGTAATTTTATTTACCCACTGTAAATTACCTTGTGCATCTTGAGCTTGCACATAATCCTCTGGATTGGCAGACCGCATTAAACCTTTAACATTCTGGAATATATTTTGTCCACCAAAAGCTCCTTTGCCACCACCTCTAAAGAGGTCAGCTATACCACCACTTCCAACTGTTCCTGTTTCTCTGGCTATACTGCCTATGCCTTTAAAAAAACCACCTCCAGCACCAGCAGCACCTTTAATTGCCCCAATACTGTCTTTTATAGAAGGTCCTGTTCTCATAGGACCAGCCACTGTTAATAATGCTAAAGGACTCTTGTTCCCTTTGGCAACATCATAAACAGTCAGAGCTTTATTGGCTATAGCTGCGATGGGTTGCCAAGGACCGGGGATATATTGAGCTATTTGTGCTATGGGTCTTACCACCTTTTTAAGTTTTTTACCGATTTTCTTTAAAAAACCGAATTGCTGTAAGCCTGTTTGGGGATTCATCAGTGAGGCTACCCCCACTTGAGCGACACGCTCCTCTGGATTGATGTTGTAATCATTGAATTTCTGTTCTAAATACGATTCAAACTCTGGGTCATCTTCTATCAAATCTGGTGGAATAATCACATCACCTTGTTCCAAGTGAGCCAGTATGGTGTCAGGTCCTTCGCCTGTTTGTTGTAATTCTAATGCTTCTGCTGCTAATGGAGCTTGTGCCTGTTGCGACATAGCTTCAATTTGTTGTAAAACTTCTTGTTTTTCTTCGTCAGTTAAAGGTCCTTCTTCAGCTTCGATTTGATTGATGATTTCTTGTCCTTCGCCACCCATACTAGGACTAGCCTGTTGAAATAACTCCATTTCTCTGTTGGAAATAGCTCCTTTGGTTGGTTGTACTATATCTTGAACAAAATTGCCTGTTAAATTCTGGATTCTTCTTTGTAAATCTTCACTTATTGCCATAATTAACTCGTTGTAACTGTTACTGCTCCTATACTGAAGGTAGCACCTTGACCTGTGGGATAAGTCCTGTGACTGTAAAGATCCCTAAAGGCATTCCCATCATAAGCCTGATGTATTTCCCTCGTAGTGTTAAATATTATACTACCAGTAGCAAATTGCAATTCATCTATCTCATCATCGTTAAAGCTGGTAGTTTTATCAGGATCAACCGCACCAAGGTTAATTTCCAGAATCCGCACCAAACGATTGAACAATTCAGGTGTTATGTCAACTCCCTGAGCTAAAGGAAGGCGTGTTTCCAGTAATTTGCTCATGCTCCCCTTCTGCCAGATGGTTGTATATCCAATCGAGTGCTACCCAATCGCCATTTATAATCTTTTCGATTTACTGTCACATTGTCATCATCTGATTCAAAACGCAGAACAAATTGTCGGCCTCTGGCTCGTACATAACTTTGTGTGGTCGTGGAAGTTATTTGGCTGGTTGAATTTGTGTTTAGACTTTCGCCATTAAAATCCCTTTCCTTCAAGACAATATTAATTGCTCCATCTGGGTCAGTGCCTGTGTCCTTAATGAATTTAATATCTGGTAATATGCGTTTTATAAATGCCAAACTATCGCCATCGCTAAAATCCAAATCAGCTGACTGGACATAAACATTATCCATTGGGCTAGTATCATCGTTATAACCTGATTCATGGTCGTATAAGTAATAAGTGCTAGATGAAACACCTGTGGCTTGTGGTTTGTTTTGAATACCGCTATCAATCCAAGCATATCGAACCATTGAGCCGATTGACCATAAATTTTCTTCGTAGTTATAAATGACATAGCGTGATATTTCATTGGTATCATCTTCTATCGAAGGATAAAAGAACCACACTTCTGAAAATTCTGTATTCAAGGCGAGGTGACATTTATAGGCTTGAACAAGATTTAAGTCATTGAAAACATATTCTTGTACTGTGCAAGGCAGTTTTTGAATGGCACCATTATAAAAATAAAAGCCCTGTTTGCTCATAAAAAAGACACCTCTGGGTGAATTGACATAAGCCTTGGGACCAATCAGACCAGCCCCTTCATTAATTAAGTTGACAGCGAATGTTAAAGGTGGACCTATAAAATTCATGCTATACAAACTGGTATCTGTCCATACCAATATTTCCTGTCTGGCTTTGGTAGCACCTACAATTTGCGAACCGCTGGATAGTCGCAACGAACCAGCTGAATTGGTGGTTTTCGGCTCAAATTCAAGGGCATTTTCAGAATCAGAGAATGCTATAAACATGGGGTCTATGGTGCCAGTTCTGGAGCCACTGGAAAGGACATCAGCTCCTAACACAATTAAATGTCTATCAGTTTCTGAAGTAATAACTTGCATTCCCACTGTAGGAACTAAGTTTGCTCCACTGATACCAGATAAAGCGACTGCCCTAGTTGACACACCATCATTTTCAACCCATTTATAAATACCACCATGTCTTACATTGATTATTAAATCTTCACCAAAGTTATCATGTGACCATAAACGCAACTGATTGGTAGCACTCAAAGCAGTAGATTGTCCCCATCCAGAGGCTCCCCACAAGCCACCTCCCCAACCAGTACCTTGAACATAATCATCCAAGCCAACATTCACTTGATACGCTCCGACTACACTACTGCCACCATTACCAGAATCCCCAGCAGCAGCTGTAACTTCATCGCCATCAGTATCTTTAGCCTCAATAGTGTAAACATTGGTATTGGTAACAGTAGCTACCTGATATTCTTGGTTGAGTACCGCAGCGATAATATTTCCACCCAAACTAGCTGCACCACTAAAGGTTACAAAATCATTTTTAACCGCACCATGAGAAGCATCAGTTACAGTAATAGTTGCATCACCATTAGCAACCTTGGCAAAAGTTACATCCCCAGCTGAAGTGGTTACTCTTAAAGGCGTAACATCATTAAAATTACCACCTTGTTCAATATAGTATTTTAGCGTAGTGCCTAAACCTAAATAGCGTGAACCAGAAAGACTTACCCATTGGTGTAAAGCTCTAGCCCTACCCAGAAAACTTGTTGCAGAGGCTTTTAGCCAACCGCCTATCTTTTCAACACGATTTTTGCGAAAACGTATAAAATTAGCGTCTACCCAACCACCCTCATTAGAGTAATCGGTTTCTTCTTTATTGATACCGGGCTTGAAATTAAATTTAGCTAATGGCATAAGTAAACTCTCTTTTGTAAAAGTTTACCATAATTCTAGGCTAATCTAATAATAGCTCCTGTGGCGGTGGCACTTGGGAAAACAACTGTAAAATCACCAGCTGTAGAAGTTTTATCTCCACCAAAGTCGATGGCACATAACGCTTTGTTGCTGTTGGTACTGTTGTATAACAAGCAACCTCTAGCTGTCACAGTTGCAGTGCTGAAAGTTTCGTCTGCAAAATCACACACAGCAGTAGTGCCAGATAAAGCTGGGGTGACATTAGTTAAAGCCTGACCGCCAGCTGAGTAGTTGGTTCCAGTCGATTGACCTGTTGTAACATAAACTGTCGAAGTAGCTCCCAAAGTAGCAGAAGAAGTATACAGAGCCAATTTAATTGAATCTGAACCTTGAGTAAGGTTGTGACCTTCTACTAATAATTCCTGTTTAAAACTTGAACATATTGCTGATGTAATCGCCATTATTTTAGCTCCTTAATAATTTTTGCCATATCTTCGTGGCCTTGTCTAACCAAAAGCCCTCTGATTGTTACTCTATCAGAATTTATAGCATTTTTCATTCCATGTAATATTATAGTATAAATGTGGTTTTGAAAAGCTAAAGCCTGTTGGCGTATATGGTCTGGTGCATTAGTCGATACATCACAAATTTTCTTGGTAATTGTTTCTGCCCAAAACTCAGGGTCGTGACCCTTGTTCTGTGTGGTATGCACACTGACTTGGCCTAATTCTATAAAACTTTTAGACATCAGTATTTTTTCCTGCCTGTCTTGGTTCTGGCAAAAGAACGATTACTGCTTTTACCACGGACTGAAAGATTTTTCCAGTTACGATTCGCTGGGTTTCCATCAATATGGTGAACATCTTTATTGTCACCCTTTTCTACCAAACCTTTTTGTTCAGCTTGAGCCCTAGCCCAATTTCTATGAGCTCTCCTTTTTTTTTGCTTAGGCTGGCTATGATAGTTTTTATATTCTTTTTTGTAATCCCTTCCCATGAAATTAACCTTTATAGGGTTCTGGTGGTGTTTCTTCTGTTAATAAAGTCATATTGTGTTCTTCTAAAACATTATTTATATTACTTTGTGAAGCAATAATCCACTTTTCTTTGTGTGGAACTGCTATGGGTGGATCTGCTAGACGATGATAACCATACAATCTTTCGTTAGCACTAACACAAGAATCCAGCACTGTTGACCTTGGGCTAACACCGACTGTCATGCCATTTTCCATCACTTTTGATAACCAAAATTCAACACAGCCACGACCAGCTTCAGCAAAATGTAAATCGTGTGCATAAGAGAAATCTATGCCGAATAAGTCTATGGCATCGAGTTTATTCCAGTGTGCAAAACCTATGGCATAAGCCACTGTATTATTAAAGTAAGCACACTTGCTGTAATTGGCAACTTCTTCCAGTGGATATTCAACTGCCTTGGGAACTCTGGGGTCGAGCTCACAAGTATAAATAGGTATTTTAAGTTTGGGTAAGATTCTTCGCATAACACTGGTCTGTTTACCAGCATCATCTGTATCAAAAAAACGACTGGCTGGGTCCATCATAAATAAGCGGTCACAATTAAATACGCCAGCTGCGGAATTAATGCCCCATACCTCATCCCATGTTTTGCCATTTTCCATACCAATGACAAAATCTATTTGGGATATACCCAGACCAAGGAGGGCAACTCGCTTGCCTTCGAGTGATTTAATGGGTTTCATTACGATACTCTAGTGCGAAGACTGTCGTATCGGTATTCATCTCTGGTTTCTCTTCCTTCTGACGCATTTTTCATTCTCATTACTGCCTCTTTAAATCTCGCTTCAAATTGGGCAATAACATCAGGAGGTTCTTTGAGAAAAATAGCTCCTTCAACCAAACTACCATAAAGCAACGCATCAGGATAATCTGTTGAGAGCACTGTTGTTCCACTGTCACTACCACTTGTCAACGAGGATGGTTTATATAAGTAGTGTAATTCTACTGTATAAGCTGCGTCTGGTATAGGAGCCAAAGCAAAAGAATCTTGGCTGAAAATGGAATAATATTTTGGTTGTCCTGTCACAGATGTAGTCGGACTGTATTCTTTTAAGAATGAAGCGTGTTTTAAATCCAGATAAGAATAGGTGCTACTGCTGATAATTGCCAGACTCATGGGAGCTAGAAAATCAGTGGGACAAGCTAAAAAACGATTGCTGATTGATGTGGTTCCTTGAACATTTTTTCTCTGTTCAGGTAATTCGACCAATCTAAATATGCGGTCTTCGGATTCAGTAACAAATGTGGGTAAATGGGTAGTAAAAGTAGTTTCCGCAGATTCCAAGTAATCGC